GTGTCTTGTCCGCCTCAAAAAAACGACCACCTTTGACCAAATTGCACTTTTGACATAATTGCCTCAAATTTAACAATTCATCACTTCCGTTCAATCGCTTTGGAATCACATGATCAATGTGCATCTGGCCTTGAGTCTGACCACACATTTGGCAGCATCCATCACGCTTGAGCACCATCTCTCTGATCTTACGCCATCGAGCTGTACTACCACCTGTCCAGTTGCGTGACATCAATGCCACCCATGCTTTCGCCAATGTGCCAAAGCACCATTGCAAATCTTTCCTTGATACCTGTGATCGATGTATCTAAGAGTCCAGTCAATCATTCGATAGCCATCGAGGTTTCTGTACTTAGTGTTTCGCATTTGACCTAAGCCAAAGTGATTGCCATTTGGATTGATTGCCTCAACACGCCAATTGCTTTCTTTTGTGATTAATGTGTTAAAGCATTGGAACTCTTTGTAATTAACAATCCTTGAATGTGCATAAAGCTTTAATGAATCAATCGATGGTTTAACTTCTTTTGTTGCATTTGCCGGTGTCATCCCAATTACACAAAGCACGGCCAAAACCACCAAACATCGTCTGCGAGCTATCCGGTGAACCGGCTCGCCAACGAGTGTTGATGGTAGCAAGGCTGTCAAATACCGAGCGTAATCTTGGGCGATTCCAACAGGTTTCGCACACCTGTGGACAAAGCCTGTGGATAACTTATTCACAATGACATCTCCTCAATCCGAGCATCATCAACAATCTTGATACCAAATGTGCCACAGCTCATGCATTGTGCGAACCATTCATGCTCTGTTAGCTCTGCACCTTTCTTAAGTCCATGGCGTTGCTTTGGCTTTCCATACAGCTTTGAACATATCGAACAATCAAATTGCAGGATGTGCATAGTTGCTCCTTTGTAAAGTGTCAATGGGCTGCAGATTGATTTGAGGCACGCTCCAATTGTTTTGTGATGCGTTTCGATAGCGTGGTTTCTTGGCTATTGATACCGGCATCCAGCCAACAATGTGCATCTTTGGTGAGCTGCCTGTAACTAACACAGCAATGTCACGATCATGTCGATCCGATTCCTGTATCCACAAATTGCTGGCTGGATTGGCTGACCATTTGACCTCAATGTGTTCACCCACATCGGCTTTGGATTTATCCCATGTGATGCCCGGTGTGTACTCATAACCCAATCGCTTGGCTACCACTAGCTCAGCCAGCATTGATTCGCCCATCTGTGCAACATAGGCGAACCATGAAATGTCTTTGACGATGCGTGAGCTGTGATCAGCTGATCGATCATGGCAATGTTGAATAGCTGCAATCATGCATTGCACTTCTTCAATGCGATCTATCATCGGCAATCACCACAAAACCAAATAATGTTGTCTTGCTTGTCATAGCCTTTTTGGTAGCCAAAGTGATCCAATCGCCTCAGCTGTGAGCATTTGTCGCATTGCTCGATTTTGTATTCCTCAACGATTTCGCCATTGCAAAACAATCGGGCCATCATTTGTTGTGGATAAATGATCTCTGCATAATCGCTCATACTTGTGGATCCCATGTTCCTGTGCTGCGCAATACATACCAACGCGGTGTGCATTGCTTCTCTTTGATTTTCTCGCTGCAAAAGTAGCCGCCCCATGATTTCGGTGCATCTGGCTTGCTTTGATTCCATCGCATCGTTCCGTGTGAGCACGATGGCACGGCATCGGCTTTCCATGCAGAATCATCTGATGATCCAAATGATGGTGTGCCGGCTTGTTCAGCTTCGGCCGCTGTTTGATAACTGGGAACATCGCCATGCTTTGTGCTCCAATAGTCATAATCAGCTGCCGGGCTTTCGCTTTTGACCAATGCCATAACCTCTTTGGTGGCTTTTTCCGTGTTGCCCATAACCAAGGCCATCACGCGCATAAGAGCTGATGTGCAAGTGTCCTCGATCATCCAGCGTTTCATTTTGTCTGGATAAGCTGCGAGATAGCCGTATGCATAATCAATGGCAGCTGGATCGATTTCGGTTTGATTGCGAAATGCTTTTGCTTGCACCAGCACATAGCCTTTTTCGGCATTGAATTCAATGATGTGCGATTCCAATCTACCTTGTGGAAATGTGGCAATCCAGCGGTCTGTGCGCTCTTTGTTGCCTTCGTAGCCATCCATGAAAGAGGCCATCATTTGGCCTTTCGCTCAGCTGATACCGCGTGGCGTGCTACGGCTCGGCCTTTTGTATAACCTTGTCGCTCGCCTTCCTTAAAACCTACCGAATAGGCCATAACAGCCCAAAAGGCTCCAGCGATCAAACACATGATCACAATTGATGCTTCGTTCATTTTGTTGCTCCCGATTCTGGGAGCCGCGAATCAGCTCCCGAAATAGAGAGTGACAGGCAAATCCGACAAATTCAAGAATCACGCTCAAATCATGGCGTGTCGTTACCGGATAAACGCCTTTCAATGGTTTTTTCGTATTCTGATTTTGTCTTGTCTTTAAGGCCGTTGGATGCTAAAACACCGCCCAATGACCCGGTGAGAAAAATTGCCAAAGTCTTAAGCAAATCAATAAAAGCTGCATCATTCGGAGCCTGTGCTCCAATTGGCTGTGTCACAAAGATCAACGCATAAGTAATGCCCAAAGTGACAATGAGAAACACAATGGCCAGCACCGAGCCAATAAGAAACATCAAGCGAGCTTTGATGTCCTCTTGGCTTAATCGCTCTTTACTTTTGGAAAGCATCGCCTATCAAATCCTCTGTACAGGTGCCAGTCACCTTGCATTGAGGTTTCTGACAATCTTTGTTTTCCCAATTTTCGTGCTCTTGGCATGGGTACCTAACCCAGCCATCATAACCACACCCGGCAAGGCTTAGCGAAAGGATCAAAGCTAAACCTGCCGCGCGTAGTCTCGGGATCATTTCCCCGTTGATCCGAAAGCTGTGTCAGCTGGATTGAGCCAGCGCAAAACAACCGGCACGATAGCTGCCACGCCACCCATTGCCATCGCCTTGATGTCTCCACCGGCCATGTACACGGCCAAAGCTGCTGCTATGTATGAGCGCGCCCATGATGCTGCAATTGCTTTTGCTTGTTCCATTATTTTTCTCCTTTTGGTCGATCCGGCAAATCACCGGAAAAAGGCTCATAAGCTGGCCGGCCGTAACCGATAACAAATGAGCGTGCTCCCAAAGCTCTTGATTTCACCATGACTTCGCCACCATTGCGCTGATCGCCACCGCCTGATGTATTGCCTTCAATGGTGACAATCTGTTTTTCTGAACAACGGATCACCAAGCCAATGTGATTGATTGTAGTTTTGTCATCAACGATGAAATCAAAGAAAACAAAATCACCAATTTTTGGTGTGGTGTGCCATTGCTTAGCCTTTTGAAATGCCTCAGCTCCAGCACGAGTGCTGACAACATTTGGCACCTTGACCCCGGCCGTGGATGCGCACCAATTTAAGAAACTTCCGCACCATGGAAGCTTGTCCGCTTTCATAAATTTGCCGTACTTTGTTTCATTGTTGCCGGTTTCAGCTGTGCCAACCTCGGCCAGCGCAACCTGAATCAAACGCGGCAATGTGCCTTGTGGAAATGTCACAAACCGATTGCTTTCAGCTCATCGATGCTAAGCCCCAAAGCTTCCAATTTGGCTTGCGCGGATTCTTTGTCTGCCAAGGCCTGTGATTTTGCAGCTGAATCATTGGCTTTGACTTGCTCGATTGCCGCTTCAACCTCTGCCAATGTTGGAGCTTTACCTTCAAGCACATCCCATTTAATGCTTGAATAATCCCCATTATCCAAAGAAAATTCAGCTGTTGGGCGCAATAAATAGATTGCTTTTACCATTTCGATTGACATGATTAAGCTCCGATTTCCATTGCAATGATTGATGAAGTGCAATTTGCTTGCTGTGTCAATGTCACGCGGCTGCTAGCGGTTGATGACATTTTGATTTGTGTTTTGTAAGTGGTTGCTGATGTGGTTGCTGGTGAATCCAAATAAGTGATTGGAACCCAAAATGTACCGCCAACATTTTTTGGACTGTTTAGAGTTTCTACATAGATTGCTGTCGCTTGATCATATAAACCTGAGTAATCAAGAATCGATGTTGGCGTTGCGCCACGGACTAATCTATATCCTGAATTTGTAAATTCTGCCGTACCGCTGCTCATGTAAACCTGTTGGCTTGATAAAATCAAAACCTTGCTGGTTGCTGATGTCGGTGTAATTGTCACAGTTAGATTCGTATCTGTAAACGATGTCGATGCAATGCTTTTTTCCGTCGATGTCGTTGCTGCGACAACCTGTAAAACTTTGCCACCACCAGCGGGCGAAGCCCATACCGGCACACCGCCTGAAACTGTCATAACCTGTCCAGTTGAGCCAATGCCCAATCTCGCCGGTGTTGATCCACTTGATGAATAGATTGTGTCACCTGTAGTGGTCATTGGATTAGTCATGCCAGCACTATCGGCAGACCATACAAAATCCATGTCCGTGTTTGAATTTTTTTTCAGTACTTGACCTGTTGTACCGCCTAATAGATCAGCCATCGATGTTGCAACAGCTTGACCAAAGACCTCAAAATCGGCTGGCAAATCCGTGACCAAATCTGTGGCCGTTGGCATTTGCCAATTGAATGGGGTTGTTGGATTTGACAATTTTTTTCCTTTCTAAGCTACGACTAACGCATCAGCCCAATCTAGGCTGCCGCTGATTGTGTTCCATTGTTCTGCAATTGCGACATCTTGCCATTGCATGGCTTGCAATGAAAATGCCAATGGGGAAAGAATAGCCGTGACCGAAACACTGTTGTAAGCGGCTCGCCATGTCCAACCTTCCACAAAACCGAGGTATGTGCCGGAAACCATGTTTAATGGTAAATCCGTAATTCTTAAAGGTAAGCCCATGAAAATGTTGATCAAGGCATCACGATCAGCATCATCAATTTCTGAGTTTGTTAGCTCAAAAGTGATCTGATTAAAATTGGCTTGAGGATAAGCTCTAAGCGTTAAGTAAAAAGCGGCTTGATCCTCAGCATCGGCTTGATGTCTCAAGGTTGTTGTGATGATTTGAGCCAATCGA